TCGACGGTGTGCCGATCATCGAGGTCATCGACGACGAGACCTTCTACGATTCCTTCAACTTTGAGCCGACGGACGGCGGCTTTGAGCCCACCGCCAGTACCGCCCACAAGATCAACGTCCTGGTCGCCTCTCCGCTGACCACCAAGCTTGTGCCCAAGATCTCCAGCATCTACTACTTCGCGCCCGGCGCGCACACCCAGGGCGACGGCTACCTGTATCAGGAGCGGGAGCTCTCCGACGTGTTCACCTTCCCCAACGGCAAGGACGGCAAGGTGGATTCCGTGTTTGTGGATACGGACACTACCGCCGTAGGCGCCTGATGCCCGCCTACGCTTCGGCCGAAGACTACGCCCGGTACTGCCCGGGCGGGTCTTTGACCGGGGATATCCTCGATGCCGCGCTGGAGCGGGCCAGTAATCAGGTGGACGGGTTGTGCTTCGGGCGCATCCGGCGGGCGGGCTTTGCGCATCTCACAGAGTTTCAGCAGGAAAGGATCTGTGAGGCGGTCTGCCGCCATGCGGATTTTCTTGCCGCCTACGGTGATGCGCTGGAGAGCCCGCTGGCCAGCTACGGGATCAACGGGGTGAGCATGACCTTCGATGCCTCCCGCATCGTCCGCCAGGGAGGTGTGACGGTCAGCGGCGAGGTATATGGTCTGCTGCTGCAGACCGGTCTGGCGCACAGGGGGGTGTGGTGATGAAGTGGCCGCAGCTGGTAAAACCCTGGGCCTGCTGCACGCCGGTGACCTTGCGGCTGACCTCCGGGCCCGGTGAGGACGGCGCACCTGTGGAACAGGCGCTGGTCGAGACCCTTTGCAGCTTCAGCGAAAAGCAGAAGCAGGTGCTGGACGCAGAGCGTCGGATGGTCACCCTGGAAGGGACGCTGCTGTTCCCCGGCGATATTGCCCCGGACCTTGCCGAGCTCACCGGCACGGTGGAAATCGGCGGCCGCCGGTGGAACATCTTCCGGGGCAGCCGGGCCCGCAATCCGGATGGAACGGTGAACTTCACCCAGCTGGAGGTGATGTAGTTGGCTGAGATTGAGATTGAACTGGATGATGAGTTCCTGGACCATCTGGAAGCATCGGTCCAGGATTCGGCAATGGCCACGATGGAGACGCTTCGGGGAGAAGTAGTCGCGGCACAGGTCATGCCCTTTGACAGCGGCGATATGCAGAACAACCTGACCTCGGTCCAGCCTCTGGAGGGGATGACCGGGGCCCGGCTGGAGACAGACGGCCCTTATGCCCGGCGGCTGTACCACCACCCGGAGTATAACTTCCAGACGGTAAACAACCCCAACGCACAGGGCGAATGGCTGCAGCCTTGGCTGCCGGGCGGCTCGCAGGAAAACTTCGCCAGCGAGTGTTTTGCCCAAGAGATGCGCAGGAGGTTGCCCAAATGACGGCGGAACAGCTGAAGAACTGGCTGAAGAACAAGACCGACGTAGGGCAGGGGATCCAGGTGGGCGGCATCGACGGAAATGCCGACCGATTCATCGGGGTCTTTCGCAAGGAGCCGCCCGGTGGTTACCGGATCTGCCTGGGTGGGGAAGAACAGACCCTCACCCGGCAGTTGCGGGCCGAGATCCTTGTGCACTGGACGGCCAGCGCCACTCAGGCAGAGGAAAAAGCGCAGGCGATCTGGGAACTGTTCTCCGGCTTGTACTACGAAGAGATGGACGGCGCGCTGGTATATCACGCGGACCCCGGCGCTGGACCTGTTCCCTGGGGGAAAGACCGCCGTGGCGTGGTGGAATACTTGGTCCGCGTAACACTGACTTTCCGAAAGGAGTGATCCAATGGCAGCGAAAACGGGTGTGTATCCCGTGTTTACCAACAAATTCAAGATCGGCTCCAAAGGCCGCGCCAGCGAAGAGGGCGACATGGTCGCCATCGCCGAACTGGAGACCTTTGAGGTGAGTATCGACGGCAACACCGTAGAATGGAGCCCCATGGAGATGGAGGGCTGGATGCGCCGGATGGTCACCGGCAAGGCGCTCACCATCACACTGAGCGGTAAGCGCAATGTCGGCGATCCCGGCAACGACTATGTGGCCGACAGTGCATGGGGCACCGGCGATGCCTGTGCCAGCAAGTTCGAATGGGAATTCCCCAGCGGTGCGAAGTTGGCGTTCGACTGTGTGCTGAATGTGACCAATCCGGGCGGCGGCGAAAGCCGGGATGTGGCCGGGTTGGAGTTCGAAGTGCTCAGCGACGGAAAACCTACCTTCACCCCCGCTGCGGCAGCCGCATCGAATTCCCCCTCTCAGGCTGTAAGCTCTGCTGAGGTGGGCTGATGGACACAGAAGCCTCCGGCCTTGTGCCGGAGGCGATTTTTAAGAAGGAGGCTATTATGGCAAAGATGTACACCTTGGATGGGAAGCTCCTGACGGAGACCCCGGAAATCCGTATCGGTGAGAAAATCTACCCGGTGGACAACCGGCAGAAGACCGTCAAAAAGGTCCTGGCTCTGAGCGTTTCCGGCAATAGCGTTGAGGAATCGATGAATGTAACGGATGAGGTGTTGAAGCTGACGCTGGGGCCCGCAGCTTTTCGTGAGATCGACAACCTGAACATGCCCTTTCCCGCACTGCAGAAACTGTTCGAGCTGGTGATGGCGGCGGCCACCGGTGAGGAGCCGGAGCGATTTCGCAAGCCGGAAATCGAACCGCTTCCGTGACGATGTTTGGTACGACGTCAGTTATGACGCCGAACTGATCGAGCAAAGCTTGGCCAAGCAGTATGGTGTTCTGCCTGCAGCCCAAGCTGAACTTCCTTATTGGGAGTGGGCCCGGCTCGTGGAGGGCCTAATGGACGACACGCCGCTGGGACGGGTGGTTGCAGTTCGATCCGAGCGGGACCGGGAGAAAATCAAGCTGTTCTCACCCTGGCAACGTAAGATCCGAGCGGAATGGAGGGCATTTCAAGTGGAGCACATCGCCGCCCGGGTTGATAAGAAGGAGTGGAACAAGCAGATGGCTGCATTGGAGCGGATGATGGCAAAGGCATTTGGCAAAGAGGGAGGGGTGGTCAATGGGTGACAGTGCAGGCAGAATATATCTGGACTTGATCGTCCGCTCCAAAATCAAAACGCAGGTCCAGCAAGCGGCGACTGCTGCACAGCAGGCAGTCCAGCAAAAGTTTAACGCTGTGGGTCAGAGTGCGGGCATGGCCATGGGTCAGGCTCTGGACAAAGGATTCAGCAAGTCCCTTGAAAAGGCGAAAAGCCGGGTGGCAGGGCTGGAAAAGGAATTCGATTCCTTGGGTGCCTCCCTTGACACCATGCGACAGAAAGCGGTGAGCTCGTTCAAGGGCGTACAGGATCCCGGCGCCGCCGCCCAAAAGTATATAGAGAGCACTAAGGCCTATCAGGAACTGGTTAGGCAGCAGGAAACGGTGCGTGCAAAGCTGGAAATTGCACAGGAAAACCTGCGTATTGAGCAGCAGGCAGCCTCGGCAAAAGTCGCCCAGGCCCAGGAACGGGCGCAGCAGAAAGCTGCAGCCGCTGCCGAAAGAGCTGCCGAACGGCAGCGCGCAGCTCAGGAAAAGGCAGCGGCAGCCGCCGAAAGATCCGCGCAAAGGCAGCAGGTGGCAGCGGAAAAGGCTGCTGCCGCCCAAAAGCGTGAGAGTGAACGGGCTGCTGCCGCAGCCCAGCGTGCGCATGAAAAAGCCGCGCAGAGAAGCCAAAAGGTGTGGCAAAGCAGCACAAAGGGAATAGGGCGCGCCATGCGGACAGTTGGAGGCGTTCTGAAAGCAACGTTTGTGACGGCGGCCCTCTATGCGTTCTTTCGCGCCTTCAAAGCACTCATATCCGACGCGACAGAAAATAACGCTCAGTTCACAAAATCCCTCGCTCAGGTCAAGGCAAACCTGGCTACTGCGTTCGCCCCTATTATGCAAGCGGTCATGCCTGCCCTGAACAGTTTGATGGCTGGCCTGGCAAATGCAACGCGCGGCATTGCCTCCTTCATCGCCGGTGTGTTCGGCACCACCTATTCCAAAGCCTCGGCAGCGGCAAAAAAGCTGCAGACCGTCACGTCTGGAGCCAAAAAGGCCACCGGGCAGCTCGCCGCGTTCGATGAGCTGAATGTGCTGCAGCAGAACGACGACAGCGGCGAAGCGGCATCCGGTGCGGATTTTGACCAGGGAGAAGGAGACAAGCAGGCGCAAAGCCTGGGCGAGCGGTTCAAGACCCTGCTGGACCGGTGGCTGAAACCGCTGCAGGAAATCACCTTCGACAACCTGATCAGCGCCTTCGACCGCCTGGTAAAGGCGGGGCAGGCGCTGGGAACAACGGCATTTGCCGGCCTGGAGTGGGCCTATTTCAACCTATTCGTTCCGCTGTCCAAGTGGACCATCGAAGATTATCTTCCCACCTATCTCGATACCCTTGCCTCGGCGGCAAGTTTCCTGAACACCACGCTCCTGGCATTTGCGCCGGCAGCTCAGTCACTGTGGAATAATTTCCTGCAGCCGATCGCTGAATGGACCGGGGGCCTGATTCTCGATGTGCTGGGGCAGCTGAAGATTTCCTTCAATGAACTCACCCTCTGGGTGTCCGACAATTCGGGCCGGATCCAGGAGTGCTTTGACAAGGTCGGCGAGGCTCTTAACCTGGTGTGGGTGCATGTGATGCGGCCTGTACTGGAGGGGGCAAAAACCTTTGTTCTGGGCTGGATCGATACATTGACCCAGCATCTTCAGGGGATGGCGGATTCCATCCTGACCATGCTGGGGGGCGTAGCTGATTTTATCGCCGGGGTCTTCACCGGCGACTGGGAACGCGCCTTCAAGGGCCTGGGTAATGTGGCAATCGGTGTGGCGAACGGAATCATTACCGGATTCGAAACGATGGTGAACCGGGCAATCGATTCTGTAAACGGTTTGATTGCAGCAGCCGCCAAGCTGCCTGTGGTAGGGGACGCGATCGGAAGCTTCCAGATCCCGGCCATGAGCCTGCCGCGTATCCCGGCACTGGCCAGCGGCGGCGTGATCGACCAGCCAACTCTGGCCATGATGGGCGAATACCAGGGAGCCGGGCGCGATCCGGAGATCGCGGCTCCTGAAAGCAAGCTACGGGCGATCTTCAGCGAACAGTTGGCCCCGCTGGTGGATGCGCTGTATGAGCTGATCGCCTACCTGCGTGAAGGCGGCGATCGGGAGATCATCATCCGATTTGCCGGCAGCCTGGCTGAGCTGGTGCGCTTGCTCAAGCCCTATATTGACAAGGAGGACAATCGTGTTGGCGCAAAGCTGATTTCGGGAGGTGTGTACTGATGCTCATCATCGATGGCGGGCGCTATGACGTGGATGTGGTCAGCCTGAAGCGGAAGGCAGAATTCCTGGATAAGTATGCAGAACGCACCGAAGATGGCGACCTGAAACGGGAACTCATAGGGGTCTACTTCAACTATGAGCTGAAGTTTGGCCCTGGTGTTGATCCTACCGAGTATGGCAGGCTGTGGAACAAACTCACAGAACCGACGGAATACCACCAGGTCACTGTTCCCGATTGTGAAGGAGACTATATCTTCACCGCATATTTCTCGGGAATCGCCGATGAAATTCTGCTCAAAAAGGCTTCCCGAAACTTTTGGCAAAACCTGACTGTGACCTTCACCGCCAAGGCGCCCGCCCGCATCTAAAAGGAGGTGATGCTATGCGAACCAGTACCCGGGTGGAATTCGGCCTGTTTGACGTGACCGCCCGGGGGGATTCCACCCCCTCCTGTGAGGCGTCCCAGACCTTCTGTGACCTGGCCTCCGACCTGCTGCGGGAGGAGCGCCCGGCACAGACCAAATACGGCACCCTGGAGGCCCGCCAGTTCCTCATGGACGGCAGCTTTGCGCTGTTTCCTGAGGAGCCGGCGGGTCAGTTCTGGGGCCTGTGGAGCCGGCAGCAGAGCGGCAGCGACGGGCGCTTTGCTGACCCGCCGGCGCTGGAGATCTCCTTCACCCAGGAGCACAGCTCTGCCGGTGTGACCCTGCATTTAGATCGGAAGAGCACACGT